TACGGCCATTATTCTTGAAAACCAAGAAAGAGCCCTAGCTGAAGAATCTAGACAGCTTAACGAAACTGCTCCAACAAACAACTACGGTGGAGGAGCAATTCAGGCATACGATCCAATTCTAATTTCTCTAGTTCGTCGTGCTCTTCCAAACTTGATCGCATATGATATCTGCGGTGTTCAGCCTATGACTGGACCAACCGGACTTATCTTCGCAATGCGTTCACGTTATAAGACACAAACTGGAACAGAAGCATTGTTTAACGAAGCTAACACAGCTTTCACAGGTACCAATCATCTTGGTGCTAACGGTAACACAATGGGTAATATCGCTAATACTAACCCTGTGTTCTCTCTAACTGATGCAGACGTATACGGCGTAGGTCGTGGTATGTCAACTGCTCAGTCTGAAGCTCTTGGTGACGTTTCAACAAATCAGTTTGCTGAAATGGCATTCTCAATCGACAAGGTTACAGTTACTGCTCGTAGCCGTGCCCTAAAAGCAGAATACACAATGGAACTTGCACAAGACCTTAAGGCAGTCCATGGACTAGATGCTGAGACAGAATTGGCAAATATCTTGTCAACTGAAATCTTGGCTGAAATCAATCGTGAAGTTGTCAGAACAATTTATCGTTCTGCTACAATCGGTGCTCAGTATGGTGTTACAACCGCTGGTACATTCGATCTTGATACAGACTCAAATGGTCGTTGGTCAGTTGAAAAGTTCAAGGGTCTAGTATTCCAGATTGAGCGTGAATGTAACGCAATTGCTCGTGCTACACGTAGAGGAAAGGGAAATACCCTTATCGTTTCTTCAGACGTAGCATCTGCTCTAGCTATGGCTGGTGTTCTAGATTATACTCCAGCTCTTCAGGTCGGTCTCCAGGTTGATGACACAGGAAATACTTTCTGTGGAACTCTACACGGAAGAGTAAAAGTCTATATTGACCCATATTTCGGTGGATCATCAAACGGTGATGAACTTTGCACAGTAGGATATAAGGGATCATCTCCTTATGACGCTGGTCTGTTCTATTGCCCATATGTTCCTCTCCAGATGGTTCGTGCTGTTGGTCAAGACACCTTCCAGCCAAAGATTGGATTCAAGACTCGTTACGGTATGGTCGCAAATCCATTCGCAACCGCTGCTGGTGATGGTGCTGTCGCTGACAGAACAACCAATGCTAACAACGCAAATATCTATTATAGAATCTTCCGTATTAGAAATTTAACGTGAGATTTCAAATGATTCTTAATAAATAATATACTAGTAAAAGGAAAAGAGGGCGAAATCCCTCTTTTCTAATATGAATAGAGGAAACGGACATGAAGTCGTTTAAACAATATATTAAAGAACTAATGGGTCCCTCTAATGCAGAACCTCGTGAAGGTGGAATGCCTAATTCAGACAAGAGAGACTGGGTTGACAGTATTGACAACAGATCAGGAATCCAGAGATCAATTGACAGACAAGTTTCGTCTAAAGGTGTTATAAGAGACACTGAACCAACTACTAATCACAATACTCCTACTTTAGATCCATCTGCTGGCGATCTAGTTAGAGGAACAAGTAGAGAATATGGCAGTGGTAGAATGAAAATTCATAATGATGGAACTTTTCCTCATACTATGAAGAACTTTCAAGATATGCAAGAAGATAAAAAAGATTCAGGATGGGTTGATCAATATAATGATGCTGATGAAAAGAGAATAGATAAAGCTACAAGATACTTAATCAAAAGAAGTTTCAGACCTGATTCTAAATGGGATCATATGGGAACAGAATATGGACACGATTCATATGGACCCAATAAAGAAATGCAACGACGAAAAATATCAGTTGTATTGACTAATAGAGATGATAGAAGAAAAGAAGCAAAGTTTTCTGTTAGACCTGATGTTGAAAAACATCCAGAAAAATACAAAGTAAAGAAAAAGGTAGATAAAAAATTAAATGAGTAATCAGTCCCTTCTTACAAGAATACCTGAAAACACAAGCCTTCTTCAATCTGCCAGATTTACTTTTACATTTTCGAAACTTCCTTTTCTAAAGTATTTTTGTCAGTCTGTTCAGGTTCCTGGAGTTTCTACAAGCGCTGTTCAAGTTTCTAATCCATTTGCTGACATTTACAGACATGGAGATAAGATGGTATATGAGCCTTTCGTTATTACTGCTCTCCTGGATGAGGATATCCGAGTCTGGGAAGAAACATATGATTGGCTGACAGCAATGACTAAACCTCAAAACTTTAATCAGTATGCTCGATTTTTTGATGAAAAAAGACATCCATATCATGATGGTCTTTTGACTATCAACTCAAATTCAAATCTCCAAAATATAAGAATCCACTTTAAGAATTGTCATCCTGTATCATTGAGTAATATTCCATTTGACACTAAAGTAAATGCGGACACAACTTTCACAGCCGAAATAGCATTTAGATATGACTTCTTTACTATAGAGAGACTTATGGCAATATGAGCAAGTTCAGAAGATTTGTCAATGATCTCCGAGGTATTCATCCTAAGAGAGTGGATAATAAAAGAAGTGAATCATATAAGTTTGACCACAATGGTCATAAAGTAAGTGTATATTATCTTCAAGACAAACCTGAGGATCCACATTCATATGCATCCCATTTCCAGGTAGATGGTGAATTTGGAAAGAATGAAAGAAAAATGAAGTCTAGCGATGGAATAGCTATCCTCGCAAAGATTCATTCTCATGTCAAACATTTCATAGACACTAAGAAACCTTCGGAACTTAGATTCACAGCTAATAATCCAGCTAAGCATGAAATATATGGAAAAGTGGCATCAATGATAGCCAAGAAACATGGTGGAACTGTTAATTCAAATTCTAAGACTCATACTATAAACTTTCCTAAGAAGCCAAGTATTCTTTCAAAATATCTTGCAAGATGATTAAGTCTATGATATAATATATTCTTCTTACTCTAAAAAAGGAAAGAATATATGAATCTTCCAATGACGATAGATAAGCTTGGTGAAATGTGGGCAGAAGACAGTAAACTTGATATTCATGATCTATCCGGAGAAATTGCCAGAATACCTCAACTCCATTCCAAATATCTCAGAATCCATTCTCATCATAATCTAATAGTCAAAAAACTTTCATTAGACTATAGCAGACTAAAAAAAGTCAAACATGAATACTTGTCGGGAGACTTGAATAATCCTGAGGACCTAAAGGAACTGAATCTTCCTCCTATGACCAAAAGGATCCTTAAGCCGGAGATGAGTCTATATATAGAGGCAGATAAAGACTTGAATACTATTCTAGCCAAACGAGCAATCAATCAAGAAATTGTCGATGTATGTGCAGCGATCATCAAAGAACTGTCAAACAGGACATACCAAATAGGTAATATTATAAAATGGAAACAATTTGAAAATGGTGCAATTTAATACTGTTCTCCTTGAAAATGTTAATGAAGTATATGGAAAAATAGATTGTGAACCTTCAATCGCATACGAATTGAAGGATCTTTTTACTTTCAAAGTTCCAGGAGCAGAGTTCTCACCAAAATTCAGAGCTAGAATATGGGATGGGAAGATTTATCTTTTCAATCCTATAACAAAACTCCTCTATCGAGGACATATCGATCTTGTAAGAAAATTCTGTGAGGACAGAGGATATAAGTTTTTCTATGCTAATGAAGAAACTGAAAAGATTCCATTTAGTAGAAAAGAAGCAATAGACTTTATTAATACTATCAAGCCTAAGTATGTTCCCAAAGATCATCAGATCAATGCTTTTGTGTCTGCAATTCAGAACAAAAGAAAAATAATTCTTTCTCCTACAGCATCAGGAAAGTCACTAGTAATCTACTTACTAGCAAGAAAATACTTGCTTTCTTCTTCAAAAGGACTTATAATAGTACCTAAGGTTCAGCTAGTAGAACAATTGTTTTCCGATTTTAAAGAATATTCGGAAATTAATAATTGGGATACAGACCTTAATATCCATAGAATATATTCGGGAAAGGAAAAGGACGATCCGTCAAAGACAATTTATATTTCCACTTGGCAGTCTCTTTTTACGATGCCCAAGAAATATTTTGATAGATTTGAATTTGTCGTGAATGATGAGGTTCATTTATCTCAAGCCAAATCTTTGATGTATATTCTCTCTAATCTGACTAATGCATCTAATAGAATTGGTCTAACAGGAACATTGTCAGAATCTAAGACTCACGAACTAGTTCTCACTGGCCTTTTTGGTTCTCCAGAAAAAGTTGCATCAACAAAAGAACTGATAGAAACAAATGACATTTCAGATTTTCAAATCAAATGCCTTCTTCTAAAATATCCAGATGCAGTTACAAAGTCTGCTGTCAAAATGACATATCAAGAAGAAATAGACCTTCTAGTTTCGTCTCCAGAGAGAAATGAGTTTATTAAAAACTTGGCAATAAGTCTCAAAGGAAATACTCTAGTTCTTTTTCAATATGTCGAGAAACATGGAAAACTTCTATATGATCTGATTGATAAAGAATTAGAAAATCAAAAATCTAAGAGAAAAAGATTCTTCATCTACGGAAACACAGATGTTAAGAATAGAGAACAGATTAGACAAATAGTCGAAACAGAAAATGATGCAATAATAGTAGCATCATTTGGAACAACTAGTACAGGAACAAATATCAAGAATCTTCATAATGCAATTTTCGCATCACCTTCAAAATCTAAGATTAGAAATCTTCAGTCTATAGGAAGAATAATTAGAAAAGCTACCGACAAAGATATAGCTACACTATATGACATTGCAGACGACTTAAGATATAAGAAGTATAAGGCTAACTATACTTTCAATCACTTCGAATCTAGACTCAAGACTTATGCAGAAGAAAGATTTAAATTCAAAGTCTTTAATATAGACCTATTCAATCCAAAGAAGGAAACATTATAATGGAAACTAGTGATTCACCTGTCAGAGTTCTTAGACTAAAAACAGGAGAAGATGTTGTAGCAGAAATTACAGTCTCTTACAATAAGAAGACAGAAAAGAAACAATACTCACTAACTAATCCACTGAGACTGATTTATATGATGGGAAATAATGGAACATCTATAACAGTTGGGATGATAGAATGGGTATTTCCAAGAGTCTCTGAAATGACTTCCTTTACTATTAGAGAAGATGATGTTCTAGTGGTAATGATTCCTACTAAGTCTATTCAGAAGTATTACTTCGATTACTTGAATAATTCTTCCTCAGTAGAAGATGAAGATTCTCCAAAGGAAGAATCAAATAATCTATTGGAAAATATTGTAGTTCCAATTAAAGGAAAGTTAAACTGATATGGATAAGTCAAATCAATATATAGATGTTTCTTCTAATTCTGACTTTGGATTTTCATTTACAGATGAAAAGGAACTTGTGAGATTGAGTAAGGAGTCTTCCCATCTGATTGATCAAGTTGTCGATTTGAAAAGAAGACTTCAAGCAGTGAAGATCATATTTCTTCCTCTATTGAAGAAGCTCAATGAAGATCCAGATAAGGAACTTATTCGTTGGCCAGACAGAGAGAAGATACTAAATGAACAGATAGCTAAGCTGATTAATTTAACTGATCTATAGAACTTATAGTTCATTGAAGACGGGACACACCCTTTATACCATTATGTCAACCCTTTGTCAAGAGAAATCGTAAATGTTCCAGAAAAAAAAGCCAAAAGACTACATAAACAACAAGGAATTTTATGAAAGGATCATAGAATATCGAAAGTCCATAAAGGAAGCAGAATCAAAAGGACTTGAAGCTCCTCGAATGCCAGACTATATAGGAAAATGTATTTACATGATAGCCAATAAACTTTCCATGAAACCTTGCTTCCTTGGATATTCATATAGAGATGAAATGATTTCCGATGGAATAGAGAATTGTATTCTATACTTCAAGTATTTTGATCCAGAGAAAAGCAAGAATCCTTTTGCATATTTCACTCAGGTGATATATAATTCCTTTCTTAGACGAATCGAAAAAGAGAAGAAGAATAGGTATATCGTCTATAAGAATTTCCAAGAAACAATGACTCTAGCACATGGATCAAATTTGATGTTAGATTCCGACGATAACCCATTGATTTCTTCTTCGATGTATGATAATATAAACGTCTTTATGGACAAGTTCGAGGAAAGGGAAAGAAAAAAGAAGGAAAAAAGAAAGCTCCAAAAGACAAACTTGAATAAATTTTTTACTGAGGAAGATAATAAAAATGATTGATAAAGCTCCTACAACTCAAATTCCACATCAGGTGGAAAGATTAGTTTCTGATCTTCTTAATTCCAATGATCATGTGCATCTGAGAGGAAATTATAGACTCCGACTGGATGCAATAAAGGAATATATTGATACTGCTATCAAAAGGTATGATAGAGAAGTTAGTATGTCTAAGCATTTCAAGACTCAGAAAAAAGGATCATAATGACCAAAATCGCAATCATCTGTGATTCCCATCAAGGAATAAGAAATGACAATACGATCTTCCTAGATTATTTCACTCGATGTTATGAGTGGTTTTTTTCAATCTTAGAAAAGGAAAACATCCGAGATGTAATTCATCTCGGAGATGTTTATGACAGAAGGAAGTATGTGAACTTTCTAACTGCTCATAGGCTCCGTAAGGATTTTCTTGAACCTCTTTCTGCTAAGAAGATTAATTCCACCTTCATTACAGGAAATCATGATGTGTTCTATAAGAATACGGACCATGTTAATGCACTCGATGAACTCATAGGAGACAGATATGAAGGAATAAAAGTTCATAGAACTCCACAACTTTTGAATTTTGACGGCACTTTAATCCAGCTCATACCTTGGATACTGGAGTCGAATAGAGAAGCCGCATATGATGCCATTAAAAACACTAAGGCTGAAATTTTGATGGGTCATTTCGAGATCAAAGGATTTGAACTTCTTAAGGGTATAAAGTCAGATCATGGAGATGATGTTGAATTGTTCAATCGGTTTGACTTAGTATTCTCAGGTCATTTTCATCATAGGTCGGTCCAGGATAATATTCACTATCTTGGAGCATTTGCAGAATACACATGGTCAGACTTCAATGATCCTAGAGGAATTACCATATTTGACACGTCAACAAGAAAATTTAGCTTTGTTCGAAATCCAAATGTAATGTTCAATATGATTGCATATGATGACGTTAAGTATAAGAACATTATCGAACTGATTCAAGAAAGAGATTATTCTAAATTCAAAAATACATATGTCAGAATTGTTTCTGTTAACAGAACTAATCCATATGCATTTGAAATGCTACTGGACAAATTATATAAAGTAGGACCTGCTGATATTTCTATTATTGAAGATTCTGTTCTTCTAACGGAAAATTCTGAAAATTCAGACGACTCTACAATCGAAGCGTCTCAGGATACTTCCACTTTATTAGATTCATACATTGATAACTTGACTCTGCCAGTGGATTCTGTTAAAATGAAGAATTACATGAAAGACGTATACAAAGAAGCTCTTTCCGTCTAAGGAGACAGGACTAATATTGTGTTATGAAATTTTGTAAAAAATGTAATAAAATTAAAGACTTCAAAGACTTTTTTATTATTAGATATAATCAAAATGGCACTCCGTTATATAGAGCTAAATGTACGGAGTGTTTCAACGTATATTATGTCAATAAACATAGAAGTAAATCTTTAGAGGAAAGAAAAAAGAAATATCAACAGAGAAAATCTAAAACAACTTTCTTATCTAGAAAAGAAAATAGACTTAAAAGAAATTTTGGTATTTCACTAGATGAATATAATATTATGATTTATAATCAAAATAATAGTTGTTATATTTGCAAAACTAAGTTTTTGAAAAATAGCAAAGTTAATGTCGATCATAATCATAAAACAGGCAAGATAAGAAAGCTTTTATGCCAACCATGTAATACATCTCTTGGACTTTTGAGAGAAAATATTAATATTTTAAATTCGTGTATATCATACTTAAAGGAACATAATGATACAATTTCAGACGATTAAATGGCGGAATTTTCTTTACACTGGAAACGTATTTACTACTATTCCACTGAACTCAGATAGAACTACCCTTATAGTTGGAAGAAACGGATCAGGCAAGAGCACAATTCTAGATGCTCTTGCATTTTCTCTTTTTGGAAAAGCTTACCGAAACATCAACAAAGGTAATCTGATCAACTCAGTAAACGGAAGAGATTGTGTTGTCGAAATAGACTTTAAGACGAACAGTAAGGCTTATAAGATCATAAGAGGAATCAAGCCTAATATTTTTGAAATCTATTGCGATGGAACACTACTCAATCAGGATTCTTCAATCAGAGACTATCAGGAATATCTAGAGACTAATGTCCTGAAAATGACTTTCAAATCTTTTACTCAGATTGTTATTCTCGGATCAGCTTCATTTACTCCTTTTATGCAATTATCTCCAGCAGACCGAAGACTTGTTATCGAAGACCTTCTAGATATTCAGATTTTCACAGTAATGAACTCGATTGTCAAAACAAGACTCCTAACAAATAAAGAGAATATCAATTCTAATTCCATTGAAATAAAGAATAAACTTCAAAACAAGGATTTTATTGTTAAGTCTATTAAGTCACTAGAGGAACTAGATCAAGAAACTTTAGGAAATCTTGAAGAAAGAAGACAAGCTTGCATTGACCAAATTGAAAAAATGAAAACCAAAATAGGGTCTATAGAAAAGAAAAGAAATACTTTTCAGGCGCAATTAAGTTCTCTCAAGGCTAAGAAAGCTAAGCAGCAGAAGTACCTGGTTTTAAAGACTCAATTAGAATCCGTCAGTACACAGACGATCAGTACCATAGATTTTTTGACTAATCAAGATTCTTGCCCAACTTGTAAACAGGAAATTCATCCTCAGTTCAAGGAAGAGGAACTAAAGAAGCACACTCACAAGAAAGAGGAACTTGCTGATGGAATATTTTCCATAACAAATCAGTTGAAAAATATCGAAGCCGATGTTACAATGCTAGAGAAGATTTCCGAAGATATGGAGGAATTGAACAGGGAAGCTATTGGTTGTATGACTGCTCTATCTTCTTTTCACTCCAATCTGAATGGAATAAATGAGGAAATTAAAAAACTAGGAACATCGAACAAAACTCTAGCATTGAGCCGAGCAGACCTCTTCAATATTCTTGAAGAACTGGAAAAACTAGAAGACAACAAAAAAAGTCTCATAGAAGAAAAAACTTTAGCAGAAACAGGAATGCTTCTACTCAAGGATGGAGGAATTAAGACTAAGATCATCAAACAATATATACCCGTTATTAATAAGATGATCAACAAGTATCTCACTCAGATGGATTTCTTTGTTAATTTCAATATCGACGAGAATTTTAATGAGACAATCAAATCAAGATTCAGGGATGATTTCTCATATCATTCCTTCAGTGAAGGAGAAAAGTTTAGAATCGACTTGGCTCTTTTGTTGACATGGAGAAATATTGCCAGAATGAGAAATTCAGTAAACTGTAATCTTTTGTTGCTGGATGAAATTTTTGACGGATCACTAGACTCAAATGGAATCGATGAGTTTCTAAAAATTATGAATGATATCGACAAAGGAACAAATGTCGTTGTTATTTCCCATAAGACAGAAAACATGATAGACAAATTTGATAAAGTTCATAAGTTTGTCAAAGAGAGAAACTTTTCTAAACTTGAAGGATAAAAAATGACTGACACTAAACAAGAATATGAAAACTGTATTGGAGTCAAAGAAGATGACGGTATTCCTAGGCTTCCTATTGATTCGATACCTTCGGAAGATAAAGAGTGGAAAAAAAACTGGGTAGGAATGCCTGAGTTTGAACAAGAAAATAATCCACCATATAAGAAGATCATAGTCTCCTTTCGAACAAAGGAGGACTATGAGGAATTTTCAAAATTGATTGGTCAGAAATTGACAGAGAAAACTAAGAGCATCTGGCATCCTCATCTAGACAGGGATGCTAATTCTCTCAAGAGATGGATAGAAATGTAATCTTTTATACTAAATAGCTCCTGAGATAACATCAAAGGAGCTATAATTGAAAAAAACAGGATTTGTTTATCTTTGGTATGATAAAAAACATAAAAGATATTATATTGGTTGTCACTTAGGAAAAGAAGATGATGGGTATATTTGCTCATCATCTTGGATGAGAATAAGTTATAAAAAAAGACCTCATGACTTCAAAAGAAGAATTTTAGAATATAACATAGCATCGGATATGTTATATGAAGTGGAATATAAATGGTTGAGCCAAATTAAAAATGAAGAACTTGGAAAAAAATATTATAATCTTCATAATTCAAAAAAAGGGAATTGGAGAGATAAATTAGATCATGACTCAATTGAAGAAAAGAGAAAAAAATCAATTTCTGATTCAATAAAGAATAAATGGAAAGATCCTTTGTATTATTCTAAGATGAGAGGAATTTCAAAACCCATAAGTGAAGAACATAGAAAATCTATGAAGGGGAAATGTGGAGTATATAAACGAACAGAAGAACATAAAGAAAAATTAAGAAGAAAGATTCCTTGGAATAAAGGATTAACCAAAGAATTGACAAATAAATTAAAAGGAGGTCGCAAACTCGGTAGCGTTCCTTGGAATAAAGGATTAACAAAAAAAGATGATCCTAGAATAAAAGGTCCAAATAAAGGGAAAATGGATGAATAAGTATCACAATCTAATGAAGCATACAAATCCTTCCTATCCGGTCTATATTGTTTCCAAAGGAAGACAGGATTCCATGTTCACGTCTCGATCACTCAACAGAATGAAAGTTCCTCATTACATTACTGTTGAGCCTCAGGACGAGGCTCCGTATAAAAAAGCCTTTGAGAATTTTGGTATCACGTTTGCTAAACTTCTTATTCTTCCTTTTAGCAATCATGGAGATGGTCCAGGACGAGCTAGAAATTGGGCATGGGAACATTCTATCTCACAGGGCGCAACAAGTCATTGGGTTCTAGATGACAATATTTCAGATTTCTATAGACTTCATAAGAATCAAAGAATCCGAGTAGAGTCGGGAGCAATTTTTAAGGCTGCTGAAGATTTTGTGGACAGATATGAAAATGTTCCTATTTCAGGATTTCAATACAGATTTTTCATTGCTCCTAACAGTGCATACCCAGCCTATGTAAAGAACACTCGAATATATTCTACTCTTCTAATTAGGAACGATTGCAAGTTTAAATGGCGCGGTAGATATAATGAAGATACAGACATCTGTCTACGTGTACTGAAAGATGGAGACTGCACTATTCAGTTCAATGCTTTTCTTCAAGGCAAGGCAGCGACTCAGACTCTCAAAGGTGGAAATACAGAGGAATTTTATCATAAGGAAGGAAACTCCTCAAAAGAGGAATGGAGAGATGGAAAATTAAATCCCGAAGGAACAATTAATAAGTCCAAGATGCTATATGATCTTCACCCAGATGTTACTCAGATCGTATGGAAATATGGTCGATGGCACCATGAAGTAAATTATAGAATTTTTAAGAAGAATACTCTTAGACTGAAGAAAGATATTGATTTAGATAAAATTCAAAAAATTAATAATTATGGAATGAAGTTAGTGACTGATTTTATTTAATTATCTTTGCTTTCCATCCTTTGTGTTGCTTTAATTTTCCTAGAGCAACACTTCTTATGTTTCCATGTCCTAATTTTCTATCTTTACACCATCTACTAAATCCTCCTGATATAATGTAAGTGTTGCCTAGAGGATCAATTAATTCATATTTTGTTAATCCATATCTTGGATTTTTGTGAGGGTTATTTTTTAAATATCTTGATTTAGCTAATCCGACTTTTAATCTTACTTCTGGATCGTTCATTGGATGTTTTTCTTTATTTTTCATATTGTGTCTTTTAGGATTTATATTTGGAGCACCATCCCCTCCATCAGTAAGATTTCTTAATATTCCTGAATTAATGTCTTTTCTACCATACCATCGAATTAAACGACGTTCAATAGCTAAGGCTCCAATTTCAGTTAAATTAGATTCACATATTATTATTCTAGAAATATCTTTTGGTAATTTAATTATTCTTCCATGATTTTTCCATGCTCTTTTGTTTTTTCCTTTACCAATATAATAAGGAGTTCCGTCTTTTCTTAAATATGCATAAACGTAATATTCTAATTTCATCATTCAATTTCCTTCTTTCTATTATATAGAATATATACACCATTCAAAAAAACTGAACTACGTTTAAAAAACGGTGTTAACCTAAAAGACTTCCCAAAGGTCAACAACTATGGTCTAAAATTAGTCAATGATTTCAAATGATTGGTTAGGAGCTATGCGGAACCTGCATAGGAGACATGCAAAAATAGTGGTTGCTTTTTGAGTGTCCACCATGTATAGTATACCTAAATCGTGAACGGGAGATATGAATGGTCATGCAGTCTGAGGCTACTCAGGAAAAACAAATCAGTTTTGAAGTCAAGAGTGGCCTAGCTAAGCTGTTGGCCGCCGAAAATATCACTATGCGTCATGACGGCGCATCTAAGACAGCATATTTTGATGTAAAGTCTCGTGTTCTTGTTCTTCCTGTGTGGAAGAACATTTCCGAACATCTGTATGATATGCTCGTTGTCCATGAGGTCGGTCATGCTCTTAATACACCGGCCGAAGGTTGGGTATCAGCTGTTCAAAAGATCGCAGAAGCTCATCACAAAGATTTTAAGACTTTAGATTTTTTCAAAAAGTCTAAGATCGAAAATAATGTTCGATTGTTTCTGAACGTTGTTGAAGATGCTCGAATTGACAAGCTTCAAAAGCGTCGGTAT